TACCATTAGGTACATCATCATCCATACTATCAATGAATCTAAATATAGCATCATCAAATGATACTACTCCTCTTAGATACAAATTAGAGAAAATATTTTCATATAGTATATGATATGTTGAATATTCATCAAGATTATCTATATCTTCTATATTAAAGAATTCTTTCATGATATTCTCTAAGCACTCAATTTTCTCTACCTCATTATATATGACATCATATAGATTAGAATGTATCTTATTCAAATTACTCATTATCTAATTTATCACTCCTATATTAAATCTCACTATAACATCACCATTGGTTTAGTTGGTTGTGCTGGTTTCTGATAACTACTTCCACTATTCAATCTATCATATAACATAGAGAATGTATCAAAGATAGTATTAACTAAATTTGATGTGAATAGTGTATATGAGCCACCATATAGTTTCATCAACATATTACAGAGTTGTGGTGAAACATCATTAGTTTTTGCAGTAATCTTAAATCCAAACGATAACGCATCATTAGTATTCTCAATTACATCAATCAATCTCTCAATCTCACTCATAGCTTCATCATATCTACAATCTGTAAATTCACAATTCTTACTAAATAGATCATCAATGAAACTATTATCTCTATGAATATAATCACTTATTTGATTACATATATTATCAGTATCTCCATTATCATTGATACTATTAATATTAGAACTTACCTTATTGATATACTCACGTAACCCTTCATGGTATTCATCATATGTATCTACAATTTCATCAATATCAACGATTCTTAAATGACCTTGCTCAAACTGTGTATAATCAGATAACATATCATATACATCTCTAATATGTTTTCCAGTGTAATCAGAACTGAAGAATGTCTTGATATTATCTTTAATAACATCAATTCTTGTCTTTAAATCTTCTACAGATGATATATTAGTATCATCTGAATACATATTGTTTTTAATCTCAACCAAATCTAATTCATCTTGTCCCATAGTAATTCTATCCCTTTCTCTTTACATGAAAATGTTATTTTATAATAAACCTAATGGTTCATCTTCAATCTCCTTACGAATCTTATCTGCTGTTAATGTCTTATTTTCATTATCAATAAGCTTCGTCCTCTGTTTATCTGTTTCAGCATTTGATACTCTTAGTTTATCAGCTAGTTTCACCATTAAGTCTCTAATCTTTTCCTGTTTACTAAGAATAGCTTTCTTCTTATCAACAGTTAATGCAACATTATTCTCTACAGCAACTTTGTTCATCTGTAGTAGATATGCTTGATACATTAATGATGAACTAATATCATGCTTAATAACAAAAAATTGATTTACTAGAGTTCTAGTAATAGGAATAATAGATGCTGCAACAATTCCTACTACTGCCATTCCAACAATAGCTGAAGAACCTAAGAAGTTACTAGTATCATTATCCATAACACTTGTTAAGAATTTACGATACTCCATATACATATTCTTCTGTACATTATTGAACTTCTGTAATGTTTCTACATAGAATAAATCTGCTCTAAATTTAGTATTCTTCACAGTAATTGTATACATACCATTATTCGTAGGCTTCTTAACTAAGTCTACAAACTGATATAATACTGCGGTAGTAGCTTCTACACAACAATACACATATGTATTATATTCCAACATAACATACTCATTATGCTTAGCAAATCCTTTTCTATAGATATCTGATAACATCTGGATATTACTAATAGCTTTTTGAATAGTATGAATATAATCTAATACTGGAGTATTCTTAAAGTCACTAACCTGATCTACCATATTTAATACATCAGTCATTGTATGATATCCTGAATATAATTTAATATCACCTTTAGAATTAGGAATATCATCAAAATCAATATGGTCTCTTGATAATACTGCATCAAATAATTTCTGTGTGAATTTTTGATTCATAGGTGAAGATGAATCTTCCAAAATCAATCTAGCAGTATGTCTATGAATAGGTGTTGCAGATTCTTTTAAAATCTCTACACAATCCTTATACGGATCAAAATATGATGGTGTTTGCATCTTATATTGTCACTTCCTTTCATATGAAATTACTTAGCAATCATTCTTCCAATTTCTCTACCCAACTTATTAGAGTTTAATGAAATCTCTCTTTCAATAGTCTCTAATGCATATACTTGATATCCAGTACCATTCTTACCATCTCCATCATATAAGATTTGTAATGTCTGAGTAGCATCATCTACGATTACTAAAGTCATTAAGAATAGATTCTTCATAAGTCTTCTAGCAATCTTAACATCCTTTAATGACATTCCAAATTTCTTTTCAATATCATCTAATTCAGATGTTGAAATAATAAGAGATGCATTAGGTACAATATTTGTTGGTTTGAAGTTTCTAAATGTTACCTTCTGATCTTTCAATCTCTTTAATGTTGGGAAGAATGAGGTATATCCTTTTTCCATATTCTTAATATCAAACTTAACTTCATCAATATGGAATAGTAAGTCCTTAAATAAAGAAATCTCTCCAGTTGTCCATCTAATCATATTGAATAGAACACCCTTATTCTGTAATGATCTAAGAATATTATCAGTAATCTCAGATGATTGAACTAGGTGAAGAATTGTTTTAATACCTACAACAATATCCCAAAATTCTACTAAGTCATGATTATCATTAATAACATTCAATCTTACTTCAATAGCATAAGGAATGATATCATTCATCTTCTTAACATCTAACATAGTTAATTTTGGTGCAGTATGTTTATCATATGCATTTTTCATTCTAGTAGCATTATCAAGCGCTGCTTTATTTTTAGCTTTAGTTGCAGCACTAGCTGCCGCAGCATTTAATACACTATATGGATCGAAATCATCATCAACATCAGCTTCCATAAATGGTCTAATATCGTAATCGCTAAGATATTCCCTAGATCTATCATAATTTAATTTCTTAAGATTTTTAAATCTAGTACCATTATTTACATTCTCAAATGTGATTGCTGTACGAGTCTTATGATTAAGAGCTACTACAACATTTCCATCATATAGATTATTCTCCTTAAAGAATTTATCAGTATCAACAGACTCTAGTCTCATATTCTGATGAATTTGCTTCAAGAATTGTAATGGTGTTCTTGTCTTAGTAATATCAACATCTGCAACTTGTGATAATACAATTTGTACAAAACTAGCATAATTTCTATCAAGTACCTTCACAACAGCATGAGCCATATCCAATGATACAGTATCTGAAACAATACATGGGAACTGAAAGATAGAATCATTTGCCGATGAAGCAATAGACGATCTAATAATAGAATCTTTCGCAGCCGCTGCACTAGCTCCCATTCTACTTAGTCTTTGTAAATCTTGGATAATATCCATTTAATTTACCTTCCTTTCACATTATTGGTTTGCAAACCTTAAGTATTACAAAAATGTTTTATAGCAATATCAATACTTATAGAAATATAGTAGGTGAAGTACTATATTTACTTCACCTACTATAACTAATATTTACTCATCATCTTGAATACTTAAATCAGTTAAAGCCTTAGCTCTTTCTAATTCAGTATCATATTTCCATAATAATTCATCATTAGTTGGAATCTTAACATTGTTGTCAATAGCCCAACGCATAATCATATCTTTATATGATGTATTAGGATCTTCATCTGGTTCTATTAGATCAATAATAGATTTACCACTATTGATAATATCATCAACATTAACTTTCTTAGTTAGGATATCTTCAATAATATCATTATCACCATCTAAATAATATACAGAAGGTATCATAACCATAGTTAATCTAAATCCAATAATATCAATATTATTATCAATCTTAGTTACTCTATTATCAATATGATTCCATTCAGCTAATTTAACATATTGATCTGTAAGAGTTCTAGTAATTACATTAGATCGTCTATCTAAAGACTTATCAATAATCGTACCAACAGTTCTAGCAATCAATTTATCATCTGGGGCTAATTCAATTTCTCCATGTAATGTGATAGAATTAATACTATAATAAGTTGCCTTACGATATTTACTCACGATACCTTTAGCTGGTTCTACAGTTAAAAATTGATTAAGTACGTCTTTAGTAAATTTTAATCCATGTTGATATTGATGATTATACTTAACTAAGATTCTCTCATCATCACAATCTACGATTTCAACACCATCTTTAATTGGATCTTTATTCTGGTCATATAGAGAATAATCAATAGTTAATTTATATTTACCAGTTAGCTTAGTAATTTTATCAATACCTTTTAACTTAATCCATCTGGCAAAATCTCTTAATGTTAACATAGGATTATCTACTTTATCAACTAGAAATAAAGATACATCTAATTTATTATCTCTAATAGTATTGATCTTCTCAATAGTATTATAATCATCCATAATATCCAATTTATCAGATATCTTTCCCCTATTAGCTGTTTTGATAAGAGTATCATTGATTGCTAAATACATTGAATATTTATCCATATCAAATATTTCCTTTCATAATCTTCTTATCTATTTTGTCTTTATTAAAATCTGAATCGTGTTCTTCCATATACTCTATAGATATCTCTATTCTAGGTTTTATAGAATAATACTTAGCTATATGAGATTCTATGATTAAAGCATCATCTATAATAAGATTTCCTTGTATCATATCTGCATAGGTCTTAGCAACATTATCAAAATCTGGTTTTGATAATGGTCTAATAAATCCATATTCAGCCAATATTCTATCTTCTATTTTTAATGATGTTGGTGTTGGTAAATATACATTGATATTATACTTCATTGGAGTAGTAATAATATCATGTGGATGATCTTTCATAAATTCTCTAAACATCCTTTTATTATCACTAGCACCAGCTACATAAAAAATATTATTCATACCTAATCTAGCTCTTGGAGTTGCTTTAGGTATTAGGAATATAGTGAACTTGTATGATTTCCATTTAATCTTACGAATCCTATTCATCTCATGTATTATAGACTTCTTAATCTTCTTTTTCTTCTTACTAGATTTTTGTAATATATCTAGTAAATATTCTACCATACTAGATTGAGTATATGGTAAGTCTCCATACTTATTATCGTACTCTAACATCAATTTATTTTTCTTCACAATTATCTCCTTATATTATAAAAAATTATCTACCACTGATACTAGTCCATCCAGCCATAAAGTGGTCTATCTTTTCATCAATGTGTGTAACAACGTTAGTTTTGATATCACCAAATGCATTCTTGATAACATTTATAGTCATAGCTGTACGATTTGATAGTTGTGGTTGAATAATATTAAGTCCACAAGTTGATGCTAAATAATCAATCAATGATGAATTAGCTAAGAATAATAATGGTTGATTACTTGGACTCATAGTCATGTCAGAATATAAATCTTCTATAACCATACTGACCTTAATTTCATTAGGAAATCCATCCACTGTCCAACCAAGACCAGCACTACCCTTATCAACAGTTAGTGATGTAACTAATCCAAGATTACAGTTAGCAACACCAGGGCATAGATATTTAACTAAAAATGGTGCACCATATGAATTTGCACTAGTCTGTTTTGGTAGTGCTAAACATAGTAGATGAAATAATGGTACTAATACATCCATATAGTAAGAAAATCTATCACCATATATTGCTTTTAATGTAACATTAATAGTTGATTGTCCTCTATTAAAATCTGAACCTGTATAAATCTTAGGTACTATAATATTTTCACCTTTAACGATATTTGATGATACATCTAAAAATCTTTTAAAGAATGAACTAATACTACCACTGCCACTCAATTTATCTGATAATGACTTTAATGCATTACCTGACCATTCTTGAAATTCAGCACCTTGTTCTATTCCACCAGAATTTGTAATAAATGCAAATTCTTTCATAACATCTGAACCACTTTTGAATATTCCACTAATTGATGATTCACCAGGGGTGTTAGTAATACTTTCATTAGCACCAAAATCTGTATCAATAAAGAACTCTACGAAACTACTCATGGAATATAATGCTTCTTTAGCACCAGCATCTTTAGCAGTAACATCATCAGTTTCTAGTTTAAGTTTATTACCAGCGTTATTATCATCTTTCTTCTTACCAAAGTTAGTTAATAATGATACAGCATCTTGTCCGAATTCCTTAACCTTATTAACTACACCTTTAGCAATATTGACTGATCCTTTTAACAAATTCTTAGTAGCTGAAGAATAAGAGTCACCAGTCCACCTATAATTTTTCCAATCATAGCTTTGTAATGGGTGTCCATCTATAGTCTCTTTCAACTCTAAGAATGTTGCCGCAGTTCTACACAAGACATTCACATAGTTCATATACTCAGCATATGCTGATTCAAAATCATAATACTTAACTGGTTTATCCTTAGTATTACTCAATAAATGTTGGAGATCTCCAAAGCTTTCATTTGCTGCTTCAACCAATGCATGAGATATACCTTCTTTATTTTTAGCATTAGGAAGATACTTAGGTCTTCCTGGAATTATTGTAATAATAGCTGCTGATTGAATAATAGAGTTTATAAATTTTCTACCTACAACCTTACTAATCTGAGGTACTCTGAAATCAACCTCTGGTCTAAATTGATATGGTAATCCAAATAATCTCATAGATTTTTTATATATAGATCCACCATTAGTACTATTAACCATAGCAGATGCAAACGCTGAAGATAATGCTGTACCTTCACCTTGTTTAGTTGGATCATTAGCACTAGTTGATGAAGCTGTATTATTTGAACTAGAAGATGAACTACCAGATGTGGATGAAGCACCACCTCCAGATGTTGTACCACCAGTACCACCAGAAGTTTGTGCTGCATTAATAGAGGTTGTACCATTTTCTTCTTTATATGAAACATATTGAGATCTTCCAGATTTTAAACAAACCCATCCACCTGGCATATGTCCCCATAATTTACCATCAGCACCTGACTGAGTTTCACTAATTGAAATATGTTCACCCTTCTTTAATGAAGCTATCTTCTTAGAAGATGTAGTTGGCGAACTTCTAACATTAAGTGCACTAGCAGTTACCGTTCCATAATATTTAGACATATATAAATTCCTTCCCTTTAATACTTATTACATTAATCCTTTGTTTTTATATAGATGATTCTCTAGGGAACATAGATAAATCCGTATAATCAATAAGTATATATATATATCATTTAGGTGTAATTAAAATAAAAATATTAAAGCTGACCTAACGGCTTGACGGGGAGAAGGAGAAATTATGAGAAATAGATTAGGATTTGTGAATGTAACTGAGGTTAAGTATTTCGAGAGATTGAGAAATTTAGAAAGACTTAATAATAGATTACAGACTTTGGCAATCTTGCAAGTTCGTTGTGAGATGATGCAAGTTATCCAGAATAGATGGGAGTGGTTTGAAACTCTCCCATCTGAATTTAAGGAGAATCCTCTATTCGTCGAGAATCTGAAAGAGGAGCTTCGTCAAGAAGCTTCTCAGATGCTCGATAAGCAGAAAGAGATGGGAATGGATCGTTCCCATCTCCAGAAACTTGAGGAGATGCTAGTTATTAGCTAGCATCTCCTCAGGGCATCAGGAGTGTTGCGTGCCCTTCATTTCCTTTTTTGTTTATACACCTTTCGCAATCAGTTCTGCAATATTTTGAGATCTTGATTTCTCAGGTTTAATTTGTGGCATATTATTATTTCCATTATTCATAACAACTGTTTGTGGTTTAGTTGTTACGAATGTTGTATTACCACTTATTTTTTGTAGTGCTGCTAAATTACTAGAAGTACTTCCAGTAGATGTAGCAATGTTTCCAAGTTGAGCTAACATATCACTCATTAACTTAATTACTTGACTTAAGTCTGTTGGTGTATTTACAACAGTATTAGTACCACTAGATTTAGCAAAGCTTCTAGCTGGTTCACTATTATGTGATCCAGAGGTGAAATCATGATTTGGAGTAATTTCAAAGTCTTCACCACCTTTACCACCACCACTTACTTCATACATACCATTAGGATCAATAGCAGGTGTGTTTGTATATTTGGATAGTAAAGCACCCTCATCTCTAGCTCTTTGTCTCATACCTTTCCACATATCAGGACTACTCTTATATAGTGTTGGTACATTGTCGTATACATAATTAAACCATTTCTTTACTGCTGTAGCATCATCTGTAGTATTTCCAACATTCTTTGCATATTTACTAATAAATCCTGGACCTAATGCATTTCCCCAAGCCCAAGTTAACTCTTGGATTGCACGACTTCGTTTATTAGCATCTGGTAAACCTTTCTTAGTCACACCAACTCTAGCAGGATCATACAAAGTATCTTTAGCAAATTCATGTTCATTAGTCATAAACTGTTTAACATTCGCATCAACTTCAGATACCCATGCTTTCTTAAATGCTGCATTGTTTCCAGGTTCTACACCAGGGTGTTTAGCTTTATATCCATACTTATTCCAGAAATCCCATAAACCAGTTGAGATTCTCTTATTAGTAATTAACTGATAGTTACCAAATGATGCACCACCTAAGTCTCCAGCACCAGATGAAATCATCCATGGTCCTTTATCACCAGTCTCAAAGTGAGCTGAATCTCTACCTACGAAATCATAGTAGATCTTATGATTCTTTCCACCAAGTGGTCCTAATACTTTACCTAATCCACCATCTGATGGAGCTGTTCCACTACTTGTAGCATTACCAGTACCTGAACTATCAGTACTAGAACTAGATGAGCTAGAACTACTATCTCCACTATTACCAGTTAATGCTGTAGCTAAAGCACTACTTCCACTTAAGTCAATAGGCTTTAATTCTCCAGTCATCATATAATTGGTTAAGCCATTAGAGTACTGATTAAAGAAATCTCCAACGATAGCTGCTGGTCCAGCCGCCTGACTTACTCCTAATGCACTAGAAATTCCAGCAACTGTAGAAGTTAAGTCTGTAGATGATGTACTAGGAGCACTACCATTTCCATCAGCAGCACCTAAGTCAGTTACATTGATATCTGTATCAAGATCAGGAACACCATAACCATAGATTCTACTATTACTCATATCATATGATTTAGATGCAACTCCACCACCGTTATCAATAACACCTTTACCAGCAGAAGTATTTCCCTCAATAGTATATACTGTATTTCCACTAGTACCAGTAACGATACCAGTATGTTTACAAGTACCACGACCAGTATTAAAGAAGATTACCCAACCAGCTTTAGGTTCAGCTCCACCTCTACCTACAAATTTATTAGCTCTCTTAAATGCATCAGCATTACTAGAACACATTGCTGATGTAGCACCATGTAATACTGCATTCATCATAGCTTTATCATTGTTACAAGCTTGTTGGAATACCCATGTAACAAATGTTGCACACCAGAATTGTCCATTACCATGTCCAGTATCTCTACCGTACTTGGTATAATTAGAACTACCAGCATTTGCTGTCTTATCATCTAATTGTGCATTACTTCTTTTTTCTAGGTAACCGATTTCGTTCTTAGCAATATTAACAACATCAGATGCTTTAAGTTGTCCTCTACCACCCATAGGGTTATTAGAATACATCTTAAGGGTTCTAATATTCTTACCAGAAGATTTCCTACTATTACTCATACCCCACGCTATATCAGCATTTCTCACTACTGCATTTGCATCATAGATACCAGACTTAGCTTTACTTCTAGGATCTCTAATTTTTATATTACCATTACCATCTACACCACTTGCTACAACATAGTGACCACCAGTTGTAAATGGTGTACCAGCTTCTCTAGCTTTACCACTAAGGATAACAGGGTTTCCACTAGTAATCTGTGATTTGATAAACTGTGATGATGGGTTTTCCATCTTCTCAGCTTTCATACCATATCTATTAGCTGTATCATCTACGAAGTTCCAATTGGTTCCAGTATCATCTCTGTATCCACGAGATTTAGCATAATCAGCAACCTCTGTTGGAAGTACGTGTTCATTAGCACCTCTTCCACCATTTCTATTACCAACACTTGATGCAACCATAGCCATAGCATCTGGTCCACATCCAGCATCTCCCATAGTTTCATCACCATAGGATTTATTTTTCCACCTAGGATCATTCTGTGAATAGTATGGCATAGGTATATCAGTACCACCTCTACCACCATGTCCACCTCTACCTAAGTTCATAAGGTTGTTTATACCAGATTCAAATCCAGCTTTAATATTTCCTGGTGCTGCTTTAATAGCATTGGCTGCATTTCCTGGTGCTGCTTTAACTGCTTCTACAGCTCCACCAACACCATCACCAATAGCTTTAACTTTATCAGCCCAAGGATCTATGAATTTTCTCTTAAGTCTTTCTACATGAACGGATAGTCCAGTTACCATTCCAATAATAGGACCAATCAATGAACTAGCAATACCATGACCTTTCCATGGTCTGAGTGAATTGAAACCATCCATAGATACTGATGGATCTTTATATCTCTCAGCTTCTCTCTGATATGAATCTACCCAATCTAATGAATCTTTGAGCATAGTGATTGGATTTACTCTTTCAATTAATTTCTTACCAGCATTAATTGCAGTAGGTACAATTCTAGCTGCTTTACTAGCATGGAACATGAAAGTTTCAATCTTACCAACAAATGTAGAACTATCAATATTCTGTGGACTTGCTGTAACTAATCCACCAATATCTCCACTAGATACAAAAGCATCTAATGATCCACCATCTGCTGCACCAGTAAATACTTCACCGATACTTCTTCTCATACTATTGAAAAGACCACCAATAGATTTACCAAGTTTAACAACTCCAGCAACTGGTAATTGCATAGTTGTTGTAATACCTAATGATATACCAGCTACTTTACCACCAATAGATGGATCAGATATTAATTGTCCAGCTTGTGAGTAATTACTAAATACTGCACCTAGTTCACCACTAATAGCAGATTGTAATCCTTTACCAGCCAGATCATCAAATTGAGCCATCTGTTCTCCAGCTAAGATATTCTTAATACCATTAAAGATATTAACGATACTATGTCCCATAGAAGATATTGCTGTAGGGATAAATAAAATTGGTTTAACTGCTGTTCTTAATCCAGCACTAATTCTAGTTGGTAATGATGCATCTGGACTTAATACAGTACTAATATCTTTAGGAATATCAGTTAGGAATGCTCCAATATTTCCTTCTATGATATAACTCTGGAATGAATCTAATGCTACATCATTAACTCCGCCATCATCTACAAATATATGCTTAATTCCATTGAATATATTTCCAATAGTTTTTCCAGTAAGAACCATTCCAGCAATAGCTGCACCAGGAATTCTTACTATATTAGATAATAACCCACCAATCTTTGCAGGAATTGATTTATTTGGATCTACTATATCTTTGAAGTTCTGTGGAATTCCAGCTAATACACCAATAGGATTACCAGCTTGAATATCATTACCAATATCTGCGATATTATCTTTAATACCACCTTCATCCATGATAACGTGTTTAACACCATTTATGATAGCTCCAATAGTTTTACCAGCTCTTACAAGACCAGCAATAGCTACACCAGGAATTCCTATGATATTAGCAACTAATCCACCAATCTTTGCAGGAATTGATTTATTAGGATCTAATATATCTTTTAGGTTGTTATCCATAGTAGCTGATATACCAATAGGATTACCAGCTTGGATATCTTTAGCAATTTCTACGATACCATCTTTAGTACCACCTTCATCCATAATGATGTGTTTAATACCATTAAATACATCAATAACTCTATGAAGACCAAATGACGCAAGAGACACTGGTGTTAGTATAGTTCTTGCACCAACTTCTACCATAGATGCTAATCTGTTTTCATCACTACTATCTTTATTAGTAGCATTAGTGAATGCTGGTTTAATCCCTCTAATCATACTTAAAGGATCACCACTAAGTAATGATTCTTTAATACTAGCAAAAGCATCAGTTTTAGTTAATTCACCACGTTTAGCCCATAAACCTTTTACAGCATCTCCTAATCTCCTAGCTACACCACCAACAATAAATGATGGTAACATAACTACTTTAAGACCAGTCTGTAATGCATTTCCCATACCCTTAAACATACTATCTTCAGGTAAGTCTGATAATAGATCTGTGTTCATATAAGTAGCGAAATCAGCACCACTAGTATATGCTGCTTTAAGTTTACCAACCATTCCGCCAAATGCTGAAGCTTCTTTTACAACATTATCTTTTATATCTAATGCTTTATCTTTTATTCCAATTACTGCTTTCTTAGCAGCATCAACTACAGCAGTAGCTTTATCCTTAACAACACTTACTGTCTTACTAGCAAAGCCTTTAACTGCCCCAATACCTTTCTGGAGTAATCCTTTTTGACCTTCTGTCTTTCTCCATTCTTCAGGAACATTATCAGCAGCCATACGAACTGGAAAACCATTCTTATCCATCTTCTGACTACCATCTGGATTAAAGCAATAAACTAATCCATCACCATATAAATCTTTCCATTCATTTCCTTCAGGATCTCGAATGACTTTATGCTCAGTACCAAAGAATCCTTTGAATGCTGATGTTACAGCTTTTCCAACTTTCTTACCAACTTTAGTAAGAGCTTTAGCAGTAACTTTTCCAGCAGCGGTAAGTATACCATCTTTACCTACTTTATGTTTCCATGAATCTGGAACATCCTTAGAATTCATCTTCATTGGATTTCCATCACTATCATACATTGGAGTACCATCTGGATTAAATGCATATAGTATACCAGAATCATCTATAGCTTTCCACTCTACACCATTATCATCAATGATCTTAGTTTTAGAAGTACCTAATAATCCATTGAATATTTTAGATCCTGCTTTACTTAATGCTTTACCAACTACCTTACCAGCTTTTACACCAGCACTATACATTGATTTACCAACTTTGGTAAGTATACCATCTTTACCAGTTGTTAATGCCCACTCTTTAGGAACATCTTTAGCATCCATCTGCACATATTCACCATTATCATCTAATAATGGTTTTCCATCTGGACTATATGCATATGCTGTCTTACCAACTATTTTCCATTCTATACCATTTGGATCAATGTATCTATGCTTAGTAATTCCAAATAATGCATTACCAACTTTAATACCAGCTTTTCCAATAGCTTGACCAGCTTTAATTAATGCACCCTTCTTAGCAACACCTTCACGTTTAACTACTCCAGCTTCTTTAAGGTCTTCTTCAGTTGCACTAACTTGCATTGGTTTTCCATCAG